TCCGTTACTGTTGCTCTTGATCTTAGAATTGCAACGACCATATTGTCATATGCTGCAATTGAAGTACCTGAATATGTTGTCGTGTGAAGTTGTACAGTACCACTACCTGCACTCAATGTAAGTACTCTGAATGCTCTTATTGTTGTGGTGAATAATGTAGGACTTGTCTTAGTAAAACCTGTGTATATTACACCTGTTTGACCTGTATTGGTAATAGTAACACCCAAGTAAGAGCTATTAATAAATCCAACAACAGATGAGCCTGATGAGGTTAATCCAGTAGAAGCAGGATTAACGGCTGAACTGATTTTCAATGCCCATGCAGTACCTGCCTTATAACCTGAAAGACCTAAGACTCTAGTAACATAAAGTTGGTTTGAATTGTCCAAATATGCATTTGCAACATATGGCAATTGAAATTTCAAGTCACCTGTAGGGAATTTTTCGATAGATTGACTACCAAATCTTGAACTAAATTGACCCTTGTCTTCAACCGCTACTGGTTGGAATGCTGGCCCTTTTGGTGTTTCTCCAACTAACCCTAATGTGGTTGTACCCACTGTTTTAGTTACGAATGATAAGTCTTGCTCTCTGAATTTTACTCCCGGGCTAACGAATACAAAGTTATTTGCCATTTGCTATTGATATTTTAGTTTAATAATTATAATTTCTGCTTTCTGATAGATGAAACTTTTTAATAAATACTTTTTAATCCGTCAAAATCATTAATTTTGTAGATTGTATTTATAAAAAATAATAACCACGACTATGGGTAGTAAATCATTCAGAATTCAAACCACTGCTGGTGGTAGTGATAAATACTTAAAAGTTCAGCTAGAGCAAGAAGTAGACCTAGTAGAGATATTATCCTTGAAAATTAGTCAAAAAGACCTCTATGCTAGTTTTAATGGTGATTTCGGTGTTTTAGTGGGTAGAGTTATCGCAAATGGTGGTGTTGGTATTCCTAACGCCAAAGTTTCTATTTTTATACCCATTTCTGAGGATGATAAGCTCAATTCCGACATATTATCGATCTACCCATACTCTACACCTAGAGATAAAAATCTTGATGGAGTTAGATACAATCTTTTACCTAGAGTAGCTACAAATAATCCCTTTCTTATTGCAGGAGAGTATCTTCCTGTTGTTCCAATTGGCACATTCCCAACTAAAGAAGAAATCACAACTAATCAGACATATATTGAAGTCTTTGAGAAATACTACAAGTATACCACAGTAACGAATAATTCTGGAGATTATATGATATATGGTGCACCTATCGGTAATCAAACAGTACATATGTCTGTTGACATTACTGACATTGGAAAGTATTCAATGAATCCATCAACGATGATAACTAGTTTAGGTTATTCGGCAAATTTATTTAGTGATAATGGAACTAAAGTAAAGTTCAGTACTGATTTGGATACATTGCCAAATGTAGAAACACAAGAAATCGCTGTGGATATAAAATCATTTTGGGGTGATGATGTAAATTTCAGTATAGGAATTACTAGACAAGACTTTAAGATACGTGCAACATTAGTAGGTACATTTACATTATTTGGATCAGCTTTTACTGATAATCAGGGAGCTACTTTTGGACAGGGTGGTAGTGGTGTCCAACAACTCTATAAAATGGCTGCAAATGACTTAGGACGTTCAATGGCAACAAAAAGAAATGGAATAATAAACGAAACTATCTTTTACATTCCACCAACAATTAGCGATGCTATCATTGCGGGTGGAACATTTAACACAACAACGGACTATAAAGTTTTGGATTCTTCACAGTATTCCACTTATAAGGCCAACGGTGAATTCGTATATATTATACCTTGTAATAGAAAAAAAATTATTACAAAAGATGATGGAAGTGAAGTTGAAGTTGATCATACTAGCCCCATTGGTGTCTTTACTGAGTTCGTTGGGTTTACAGTTTTCTCCTACGGAGATTTAATTCAATTACCTGTAGATCATCAAGGAGATTTAAATTCAAATACTGCGAATGCAAGCAGATTGATATTGAAATTTCCACAAGATACATCAATAAATTTAACAGCAGATAATACTTTTGGTTCTAATGAAAGTAATGCAACAAATGAGGTGTGGAGAAAACAGCACTATATTTTTCAAGGGTCAAAATTTTATAGTATTGCTAGATTCATGGGAACTAGAGGTATCACAGGTACTAATCCCGGTGATACTCATACTCAATTTACTAATAATCTAAACACTGATCCTAATTTAAATGTTGGACTTGTAATAGCACAAGGTGGTGGAAGTGGTGCAAATGCACCCTATTATGAATTTCCTTCTAATCTAACTCTTTCTAGTGATTCCAATCCAAAGCGTCAATTATTCGGTGTGGAGTGGTTAAATTTTTGTGCATACTTCCCACAAATTACATATTATCCCGGTAGAATAACAAATGATGGTAATGCTGGTGTTACTACATACATGACTACAGAAGACAGTAGTACATTTTTTCTAAATGACAATGCTCAATTAATTGCAGATAGTAAGAAAAACACAAAATGGTTTGGCAGATCGGACATAAACAGAACGGCATTCATTAATGTTCCAAAAGAAGACATTCTGAATATCATAACTCAAACAGAATTAGGAGTATCTCCGCAAGGATTTTATAATACACAACCGCCATATAACATGAATCCATTAATTGGAACTGATTATAAGGGATTGACTGGAACTAAGTATTTCTACAAAGGATTGAGTAGCACAAACGAAGTTGCAATCAATGGAAATGCTGATGTATTCCTGTATATGAGATCATTAAATATTATCTAGTGAATTGATTCACCACTACATATCCCAAAGTATTCACTTTTGATGCTTTTATTAAATTTGGCGAGATGTCTGAAACATTAATGATAAACGTATCCCCTTGTGAAAGGGTAAAGGTAACAGTACCATCAGAATTCTGAATAAGTGTCCAAGTTATATTAGGGTCTGTTTGAGAACTTGAAGGTGGTAGACAAGGATAGAATGCAGAGACATTATTAATTCCACTAAAGGTGTAAATAGGTTCGACAGTTACACTTTTCCAATTTGTATTAGTGAACAATCCAGCAACGGCCAATTCAGTTTTAGCACATGTCGATGTTGTAGCTGATTTTCCAGTTGAGATTTGCGTAACTGTAACATCTTTGAATGTCCATACACCTTTAAGCGTAGCCTTAACTTGATCGAGATTCGATACTACAACAGGCCCAGTACTGGATGGTGTAGGGTCTCCAGATTTTGAACAATTTGAAAACGTGATTGCTAGTACAGCAAACAACATCAAGAAGGCGTAATTTTTCATGGTTTTAGCTTTTTTCTAATTATACGCATAAACATAATAAATGTTTCAGTTATTCACCTAAATTTTCAAAAAATTCTTTGTTATGATCAATAAAATCCTTATCGAACTTAGCTAAGTAAAGTGTTTTAGCTTTTCTTAATTGATCAATTGTTAGTCCTTTTACACCTCTCATATCTGTTTTATAGAGACTTGCATTTTCAAAATCAGCACCCATTAAGTAGCTATTACGTAAATTAGCTTCCATTAGATATGCATCTCTGAAATTGGTTTTGATCAAAAAAGAGTTTTCTAGATCAACCTTAATTAAGAATGCGTCAGTAAAATTAGCACCACTAGCATATGCGCTTTTTAAGTTAGATTGATTCAAATTAGAATTTTGAAAATTAGTTTGGTTTAGACGTGCATCTTCAAGCACTACATTGATCAAAGAAGAGTTCGAAATATTAGCTGAGTTCAAGTTCGATCCCTTCAAATTTATGTAGTTTAAATTTGTGTTACATAAATAGCAATTTACTAAGTTAATCTCATGAATATTGTGTCTGTTAAGACGTTTTAAATTTCCGACAGTACGAAAAGCTGCTTCGGCAGATTCCCATAATCTAAAGTCATCTATTTCATCTTTATAAGTACGAATACGTTGATTTTTTTCGCCATTCTGATTTAACCAAAATAAAAGTAAACCAATTAATGCAATGTCGAACATCATACCATGCCCCTGAATGAGAAGTTCGTATTTAATTGTTTGAAAATCATTAACATAATACGGAATGCTCAATCCGATGACAAAAATGGAGATAAATAGAAGAAGTATCGATGTGGTTAGCATTGGTCTTTCCACAATATAATTATGTGTTTTCGTTAGTTTTTGAAGGATTTCTTTAAGGAATTGGATCATACAATAAATACTAAAAATTTATTCAAGGCTATTTATAAACATGGAAGAAGGTTACTCGATTCAATTAGGCCAAACACAGAATGTTAATTCAATTAACGTTGATGAGTATTTTTATACAAATCTACAATCTCCATCGGTTGAACTTCTTCCATATGATCAGACCTCTGTCATCAACGCATCACAATTATTCGATGATGAACGACAAGCCAGTGAGGTTTATAGAGTTTATGGAACTGTTAATTTTATGTCTATTATCAACGGACTGAAAAGAAACTACACTACCGTTGATGATTTTTTCACAAGACCTAGAATTGGTGATGAAGCTAATAATCTAACCAAAAATTTACCATATTGTTTTGATGTTTACCTTTGTCGTGCGTTAGGAAATACATTTACTGGAAGTACAGTACTGGTAAGCGGAAATACTAAAATAAACAGCACAACATATCAACTGAAATATGAAATACTAACTAATCTTACCTCCTGTGAAATTTATAAATCTGGTTTTGGAAAAAACATATACTATGATCAACAATATTCATATGATTTCAATGTAGATATTGATATTGCAAATCAATACGATAGTTTTGGAAAACCGTTGACTAACCTATATTTATTCTTTAATTATCGACCCTCAGTAAATGGTTTAAGTCAATCAGAAACAGTACAAAAAAGAACATTTAGTGGTAGTAAAGTTAGCAGACCATATACAACATATGTTGCTGGTGATGTTATCGAAGGTGATTGGGTTTTCTATTTACCTGAAAATTTCGAAGAAATTGTTACTCAACGTCAAGAATTTTACGTTACGTTTTATTGTACTGGTGCTGTTTCAGCACTACAATTTAAATACAATCCACTAATACCTATCAAACTTAGGGATTTTGGAGATGAATTAATCACTGCAAATATTAGCGGAACCAGTGAGACGGATCAATCAATTCCAAACTATGCAGTAAAGTTAGATAATGATGGTAATTATTTATGGAAGGATTTACTTCCAAATGGGTACATTGATCCATTATCAAATAGGGGTGTCAACTATTCTTTTGTAAATGAAAGACATTATGTTTTTTCTAATGTTGTATTAGGATTAAATACTGAGTTAAACGATGCAGCTACTGCAGCCTTGTTTGCAACAATAGAATTTGGCCCTAATACAAAACAATACAATAAACCAACTAGTGATTTAAATACGTTAGGAAACAAATGTTAAAACACACAATAAAAATACCGTCAAATAATCAAGATTCAAATGTCAAATTATTTTTTGAATCAAAGAATAATTTGGCAGGATTGAGCGAAGACATTACCAATTTGATCACTGATCAAACTGATGGTAGTATTAATACTGGTAGTGATGGTGAAAAACTTAGATTCACTCCATCATTAAATTATGCAATGACAGCGTATTTTTATAAAACTGCAACATTATCATACGTAACGAATGTTGCACCAAACGAATTTACTTCTGGAGACATAACATCAGATTCATTTAAAAACAGTTTTTATATATATAAAATATTTGATTCACCAGAAGAGAATAATCAAAACTTGCTTCATACAGGATATATTAACGGATTTAATTTTGTTAATGGATATACAAGTTTATATAACTGGGACACAAATAATTTCGAATATGGTGATATACATATTCCAAACTCTTTTTTAGTTTCGTTAACTGGCGATACTTTCTTTGCTTATATGAAGCTAAATTTCTATAGTGCCAAATCTGGAGTTGTATATCCATTTTCTGGAATAACGGCATCTAACACGGAATCTGATCTGTACAATAAAATGACCTTCATAGTTTCAACAAAACGATACACTGTATCGACATTTATTTTTAAGGAGGTTAAAAACACTGCGTATGTTAATCAAGTTAATGATAGCGTTGATTCTCTTTCATTAGAAAAGCCAACATTCCCATCAGGAACAACATTCACTACTGATGGAAATTACGTGACTTTATAATTAACCAAATGTAGTATCAAAAGTAGTATCGAAACTTCCCGATGTTTGTGCTAATACTGGTGTACTTATATTGTCCTTAACAGTCACAGATAATTTAGGTAATCTAGTTGTTTTAACGATTTGAAATTTCTTTTCATTCTGAATGAATCCAAGAAGTTTTATTTGATAGACACTAACTTTCATTCTATCACCCTTGATGTCCTGCACATTATCTTCATTGGTTTCTTCCAAATGGATTGCAAATGGTGTACCTTTAACCCAACAATAAGCCTGTCTACTGGCGAATAGATTTAAAATTTGTTCATCATAGATGTTTGCATTTTCTTGATACTTGGTGAATAATCTTACTTCATAATACATGTCTACAAATGTTGGTTCTGGAACTTTGAATCGTAAGTTAATAACTTCACCTTCGTCTAAGATAGGTACATCAACATAGGTAAAGGTGCGTGGTTGCGGAACGATATATCTCTTTCCAACTCTGGTTCCAAGTTCTTTTTTAGTACGCTTAATTGTGATGAATGGAGTAAGAATATTTTTGTCGTTATCAGTAAATTGCCAAGTTTTAGCAAATTCACCCCATCTTTCTTTCGATAATAAAAAAGCAGGTACATCTTTTCCATCTAGAATTAATTTCATATCTTTGTTATTGACATAATCAATAATTGCAGCATCTAAGTCTCTTAATTTGATGGTACGTGGTAAATAGTTGGTTTTTTGATCCGTTTTTTGCATTAACTGCTCAATTCGATCAAATCCATATTTTAAATATTCAGTACCAATTTTGACTGGATTTAGTATAAAGTCTGTCTTTTTTCTTGGAAGTGCCATTTAATAATTTTAACTATAAATACTTGTTTTTATGCTATTAGAAAGAAAGGAATACAAAAGAGAAACAAACAAAACGACATTAATTGAAGCTTTCTACGATTCAAGCAATATCGTTAAGACTAATTATATCCCTGAACAAAATTTTATGTTCATCTTTTTTAAAGGTGGGTCGGTTTACTCATATTCGAATATTGATCGGGAACTCTATGAGAAGTTCGAAAATTGTGAATCTCAGGGAAAATTCTTCATTGCCGAGATCAAGAAAAAGCCACAAATCTACAATTATTTGAAGGAATATAAATTGTATGAGTTTGAAAAACAGGATATTAGCGATATAATCGAAAATTTGAAATCAACCCAAAAACCCAAAATTGAGAACATTTAAGTAGATTCTGCGTATAATAGGAAAAAGGATATTTTATGCAAAGCTATATAAAGAAAAGTACGCTCATTAGGGAATTTGGTTCTCTGGTTAAAAAGAAGAAAAGGGATATTATTGAAAAACTAGACGCTCCCTTCTTTCAAATTATCAATGCGATTTTTAAAAAGAAACCACAAGACATCAAATTTCACATAACAAAAGAGAACACTTTGGTTTTCAATATTAAAATGAATGATAACACCGTTATTTATCTTGAACATTTCTACGACAAACCACCTGATACTTTAATAACCATCACTGGAAATACCGATGATTTAATGGTTACAATGCACGAAGATTTGGAGCTTTGTTTAGAAGCAATATACACAACATGTCACTAAGAATACAAATTTTAGAAAATCAAATAGCACTCATGAAAAAGTGCCTCGAATTTTATTCGAGCGAATCCTCTTTAACAGATAAAGGATTTCTTGCACAGGAAACTTTAAAACATGTTAATGCTTTAGAAAAACAGTACGATGAGATTATTAATGACTACGAAAATTACGAAAAAGAGAATCCAACAGTAGAATCAATCAATATCGAAATTCAAAAAATTCTTGATCAACAATAATGGGCGGTAATTTATATAAGGTTCAAAGAGTAAGCAGAGAACGCTACGATGAAATTGTAGCATCTCTCAAACCAGTACTGGATAAGCACTTTGGTGATTATTATAGAATTCCTATTGCCTACCACGAGAAATCGAGTTATGGTGATGTGGACATTATTTTGGATGCAGGATTTCTATTAAACAAGAAATGGGAAGGCCCACTCCTTAAAGATTTAGGTGATGTTGAGGTGAAGAAAGTTCGTAACGTCACATCCGTTTTATATATGAATTTTCAGGTTGACTTTTTCTGTGTGAGTACATCGAGATTTATAAGCACCAGTAATTTCATGAATTACAATATTTTTGGAAATCTTATTGGCAGAATCTACCACAAATTCAATTTGAAATATGGAGAGGATGGATTGAAGTATGTGCTGCGTGGATTTAACGAACATATTTCCAAAGAGATAGTACTATCAAGAGACATGAAAAAAATGTTGGAATTTCTCGAATTGAGTTATGATCGTTGGACTGTTGGATTTAAAAATCTAAACGAAATATTTGAGTACGTTATCGGTTGCAAATATTTTTGTTCAAACTCATATTCAGAGGATTATTTCAATGTGAGAAAGAGGGCAACAGAACGACCAGACTTCAATAGCTTTTTAGATTATTTGAAACAGAATAATATTGATAAAAATTATCCTTTTGAAAAGAATAAAGAGATTTATCTTCCAATGATTAATGATTATTTTCCTGAAAGTAATCTAGTTGAGAAATATAAGGCTCATGTTAAATTACAAGAAAAACTAAAGACAATACATGATAAATTCAATGGAAAAATTATAATGGAATTACTTCCATTGGAAGGGAAAGAATTAGGACAATTTATCAACTCCTACAAAGAACATAAAGGAGATGATTTTGAAAGATATATTCTTGAATCAAATCAAGGACTTATAGAATTTTCAATTAAAAATCACTATAATATGCTTCTGTATGCAAAATGAGTAGAAAAGATTTTCCACTAGACAGTGAACTTACTAATAGCGATTGGGAGTTATACAAAAGAGAAATACTAGAGTATAGTGGGATAGTGGAATTAAAAAGGGGTGACCGTATTAACATACCCAATTGTGATATTGCATATGTTAATTATACTACGATAAGTTGTTATGTGGTATCAAAGTGGAAGATTTACGATAAAAATAAAGAGATGTTACCTATAGATAGACAAACTTTTACAATTGAAATGGTTGATATACTAAAGTATCACAATAAAAATAAATAATATGTTAAATTTAACAGCAAAACAAGTAGAAGATGCAATTATATTTGCAACTGAGAAGCATAAGGGCCAAGTAAGAAAGGGTGATGGGAGACCATACATCCTACACCCTATTTCAGTCTTGATAAGATTGAATAACGTGAAGGAATCTAAAAACATCTTTCTGTTGATGACTGCATGTATTCTACATGATGTTGTTGAGGATTGTGGTGTAACACTTAATGAAATTTCTGAGAAATTTGGACATCATGTTGCTGGATTGGTTGAAGAATTAACTCTTGATAAAAGCAAGTATGAAACCATTGGTAAGAAGGAATATCTTGCACAGGAAATGGTACATATGTCTAGCTACGCATTAGCAATTAAGTTGTGTGATAGATTAGATAACGTCTCAGACATGAAATCGATGTCAGAGGATTTCAGAAAGAAATACAAGGATGAAACGAATTTCATTCTTAATAGGTTATCTGGTCGCAAATTAACAAAGACACATTTAAAATTGATTAAGGAAATAAGAAAAGTAGTTGCCTAATGGAAGAAAACACACCAAACCCTATATCTGAAAACGAATATGAACCCGCAGAAGTTATTTGTGGCGATTGTGATGGTAATGTGATACAAACGAAACTACCACGTGATAAACCACCATTATTCAGTGTGAATTTCTATTTCAATTGGGCTTATTATTGTCAAAAATGTGGTAAACAAAGTAAAACGTTTTGTTCCAAAAAGATATGACCTATAAGCAAACAACATATGATGGACGTAGATTAGATCACGATGAAATGACTCATCAGCATCTAAGTAATTGCGTGTGGCATTTTCGTATCTGGACGAATGCACCTGACTATAAGCTGGCCCATTTTTTTGAGACCCTAGATAGGAGGTTCAATGGAGAATTATTACCATTTCATCCACCTCTTAGATTCAAAAATGAAATTCAAGCATTATATGATGCAGGAATGGTTCGTGATGTGGGAGAATATAAAAGTAATATATACTTTAACGAGAAAGTTATAGGTGAGATTTTCAATTCACAGGAAGCTGAAACTGCATTTCATGAACGTGAAGCGTATAATAAAGAAATTGAGAAATTAATAAAAGAATAGATTATGACAGGGATATTATTTTTAATTGTTATTTTTAGTTTCTTGTATCTTTTCATACATAATGTTGAACCTAAAGACCATTCCAATCAAATGTGGGAGATATTGGTTCCTGCTTCAAATAAGGATCAGGAGTTTTCATATGATCATCATAAAGAATGGGATGAATACGTAAAATCCTTGGCTGGAGGATTGACAATATTAAAAACAGCCAAAGGAGAGTGGTTAAACAGAGAAGGTACATTATTCAAGGATAGGGTTATTCCTGTTAGAATTAAGTGTAAAGAGAAGCATATTAAAAAAATAATTAAATTTACCATTAAACATTACAACCAACAGGCAGTTCTTGCGTATAAGGTAAGTGATAAGGTATTATTAATACACAGAAGAAACCCTCTAATACCACGATAATGGGATATTTAAAGGAAAAATATACACAGCAGTTCATCCGAGATAATAATCTTATTTTGGGGGAGGTTATTATTGGGTCGTATGCTTTTAATCTGCACACCCCTAAATCTGACCGTGATTTATATGGTATTTATCATCTTACAAAGGATGATTTTTACTCATTACATCATCGTGCCGATAAGTCGTATAACGATGTTGTTGAAAAACAAAGTCCAAAGGATCAGGATATTACTTATATGGAAGTCGGAAAATTCTTTGAACTACTGGCTCATGGTAACCCTAATGTTCTTGAAATGTTGGCTGCATTTGGTGATCTGTCAAATGTTGTTCATTGGAACGAGATGATGTATTCAATTGATATAAATAAAGTATTATCAAAAAAATGTCAAACATCTTTTGGACAGTATGCTGCAACCCAAATAAAGAAAGCTCGTGGACTTAACAAGAAAATAGTTAATCCTGTTGAAGTAACGAGAAAAACTCCTATCGATTTCTGTTATCTTTTAACAAAAGGAAAAACAAAGCCATTAAAAGAAGTACTTGAAAAACTTAATTTTCCGCAAAAATTTTGTGGTGTAGTTGCATTACCAAATGCGAGAGACATGTATGCTGTTTATTTTGATATGGTATCACATGCTTTATTTGGTGGACATTTTGATGAAGAACGTGTTGAAGGAATAAAGGAAGCAAGACGTAGCGATAATAAACCTATGGGATATGGGTTTAAAGGAATTGAACTGGAAAATTCCAATGAAATTCGTTTATCATCTGTTCCTAAGTTAGAAACTGTAAAGGGAGATGTTTATTTCGTGGGTCATATGAACTATAATAAAGACGGTTATGTCCAGCACTGCAAAGACTATAAGGAATACTGGGATTGGACGAATAATCGTAATGAAGAGCGTTATAATAACAATCTCAAGCAGAATTACGATACCAAGAATATATCTCATTGTGTAAGGCTTTTAAGCGTTGCTAAAGAGATTGCAGAAGGAAAGGGTATAATCCTCAAACGTACAGAAGATCATCAATTCCTGATGGATATAAAGCTTGGGAAGGTTGAATATGACGTTGCTATGGGTTATGCAGAAAATATTGCCAATTCTTTGGAAGATTTGTATAAAAATAGTACCTTGCCGAACGATCCAGATTTTGACTATCTGAACGATAAACTTATCGAAATTCGCAAGAAACTATATGACGCATAATATGCCCTACCAAGCCCAGTATTACGATATACTGGCAAGTTTACTATCAAATCCAGACAAAGAGGTTGTAAGCCGTGTTGGAGAAGTAAAGAGCAGATTTTCTGAGAAAATGAAAATCGACCTTACTAAGGAATTTCCATTAATGGACATCAAACAGACTTCATTCAAGAATATTCTTGTTGAATTGTTGTGGTTCATTAATGGAAATACCAACATCAAATATCTCGTTGACAACGGATGTAATATTTGGAATGATGACGCTTTCCGTTGGTACAACGAGAAGTATGTACCACAAGGATTACCAAGAATTACAAAAGAAGAATTTATTCAACGTACAAAAGATGGTTCCAAACACGACATTACTGAGACTGTTCTAGTAAGTGTTGAATCAAATTTCGGCTATACAGATCAACGTGTAATGCACACTTATGTATACGGTGATCTTGACATCATTTATGGCCGTCAATGGAGAGCATTTGGTGGAACAGTAGATCAACTGGGCGATGTTATAAAAATGCTTAGAACTAATCCAGATGATCGTAGAATGATAATTACTGCACATAATCCTGCAGATATTGCTGATGGCAAAGTGGGACTACCTTCATGTCATAACTACATGCAATTCTACACACAACCAATACCTCTTAACAAAAGAGTTCAACATGCCATCGATAATAATTTGATGACTCCAGAACTGCAGTCGTTGGCAGATACTTACGTGTTCTATAAATTCGGTAAACGTAAACTTGAAATCACTAAAGAAACGTTGAACGACATTGATTCAAAACTTGATGCTGTTGGTGTACCTAAGAGGTACATATCAGTACTGGTTAACATCAGATCGAACGATTTCTTCTTGGGTAATCCCTACAATATCGCATCCTATGCATTGTTAGTTTCAATGATTGGACAATGTGTTAATATGATACCATTAATTCTTTCTTGTGAGATGGTTGATTGTCATTTATATGATAAACATATTGATGCTGCTAATGAATGGATTGGCCGTTTTGAGAAACTTTTGAATGATGAAGATAAATTAATGGATGTGAGTGAAGATTTCTATTGCGATGCTAGATTGAAATTGAATCCATCAGTAAAAGAAATTGATGAATTTACTTTGGCTGATTGTACAATTGAGGACTACAAGTCGTTGGGCAAAATTTCAGCCCCACTTTTGACTTAAAATGAGAACTAAAAATGGTGGCATTTTTATTGGTATTGGTTATAATACTGACAGGTAGTGCTATCTACACGTATCTCCGATACATTGCAGAAAAGAAAAGAAGAATAAAGTTAGAGGAAGATAAAATCCCCACCAAAGATTTACAATTTCTTGAATTCACAGTTGATATGTATATCAAATATGCACAAGAATTAGATATACATTCAAAAGAACAGCACGAGTATATCGTAAAGCAATTGGAAAGGATTAGAGAAAAATATTTGAATCCTTAGATATTTGTCATAAAAGGAAGTACGTCTTCCTTAACTGGTATAGCAACTATTTTTCTCCAATAAGGTCTGAAACCTCCAACTGATCTAGATGTAATATCGTTAACATTATCGGCTTCCATAATTTCATAGAATCTTTCTTTTTCTCCAGAGAAATTAAATGAAAGGTAATTACCTCTAAGAATTTCGGTTTGTTTTTCCTTGATTTCATCAACGTAAATTCCAACAGTTAATGGGCCTGAATCATTTCTAGGTAATCCATCTTCTCCGAAATACTTGGTCTCCCCATCATCCACATCAAGCATAACATGAAATTCTATTGGTGCAAAGAATTTCTTATCTGCAGGTTTTGCTTCACCGTATATATCATCGACTTTTGAATTGATGGCATCAATTCTATAGTATTTTACTTTGAATGGAGAATCTGAATTAAGATATTCTCTACCATACATAATATCAAGATCAAAACTATTATCACTCATAAAGAGGCCATAGCGTTCTTGTTCTAAATCAATGTTTTGTTTTTTCTTTGCCATATTATCCTGTCATGATAGGGAACATTGGAGGTTGAAATCCTCTTTCTTTATTTACATTAGCTGCAATTTCTGCTCTATCTCTGGTCATTTGAACTAACGACAACTTCATTAAGGATTGAAGAATCAATTCCAATGTCTTTTCTTTAAGTTGAATACCTTCTTCAAGAATATGTCTGTAATCCATAGTTAATTCTTTTTGTGCCGAACCAAGTTCACCACTATAGAATCCTCTAATACCACCAATAGCTATTTTGCATTGTGCAATAAATAAATCTCTTATTTGTGTTCTAGCCACAGTATTCAATCTCTCCCATTTAAGAATACTTATTGGTGCATCGCTAGGTAATTTTACTATGTCAGTATTTTCTTCTAAACACTTATCTCTTCCTTGAGCATTGGTATCATAGTAAAAATACCAAACTTTTGAACCTTCGTAATGTCTTGAAAAACCATTAGAAATTTCATGGCGACTTCCGGGGATTGGATACAAGTACAATAATTTAGTACCATTTGGGCCACCAGTAACTCTGTATGTTAATTCAGATTGAAGAATTCTTCTTTTTGTGCTTCTGTCTTGTGCAGAAAGAAGCAAGGAATAGGTGGGCTGAACGTACTGGGCAGGTCTACCTAGATAGCTCCAACCGAAGTTACTAGCACTCCAATTGGTAAGAGCAAAAGGGTCTACAAGCCCACTATCGATCTGTGGTGGGGTAGTCCATAGGATTTCATTTATCTCTCTGTGGGCTGGAATTACGTAAATCTGAGTGTCTGCAGAGATAACCACGAAATCTCTCTTTAGATGCCACGTATTGCCCTCTGGAGCGTTCATTCCTAAGCCAACCTGCTTAGAGTAGGCATGGGTGAAACTACGCATAAAGTCCGTAGATTTGCTTGTATAGGCTTCCACGAAATCAGCACTATTTATCTCCAATCCTTGTAGTGCAACCCATTGTTGCTCAATTAACCAATTATTAAGATAACTGCTATAATCCTCAATTACCATTTCCAGATATGAGTCCATCATTTCCTCTTTTAATTCAAATGGTCTGAGAGGATAACCCATAACGTGTTTTACGAAAAGGTATAATTTTTCTCTATCTTCTTTGGTTATTAGTGACATAATCGCTTATTTTACATAAATACTAGAAATCTATGTTTTCATTCGAATACTCAATAGAGTTAAATCTTCATGGTAGACCAATCATTATACCCTCAGAAAAGACAGATAAAGAACTCGATTTCATCGAACATAAGTTTATGGCTCTAGAAATAACTAGAGCAATCATAACAAATACATTAGATGATTATAATGAAAATCCCGAAAAGCATCCATTGCAACCATCTGATCTCACAAATTTATTGGCAGCAAAATCGAATATTGAAAAAATTTGCGATATATTTGCAGATGCAATAAAGAACCAATTTGATCTAATGGATGATGCTAATGCAATACTTAACCCACAGACATATAATCTGCAGGTTAAGACAATGAATGATTTATATTCTTTGAATTACAATGGCATTATTTATGAGACGACAATTTTTAAAAGAGTAGAAGGGTTACGTGTAAAAGTTCTTGCCGATATGAGAATTTATGAATTAAGGGGTGGAATAGATAATAACAACTGGATTGATGTCACAAACGAATAGAAGAAAAAAAGATTTCTACACTGAGTTAATGTACATACATTATAATTGGTCTCCATTAATGAGAAGAGCATTAGGTGTACCAAAATCACACATTAAATCTTTAATCAAAACATACGAAAAATACGCATGGGCGAAATAACACATAATTACGACCCAAGATCAACACCAGAACAAGTAGCTATTTACGATTGGGTTGTAAATGGGACAGGTAATCTACTGATTAGAGCACGTGCAGGTTCAGGAAAGACCAGTACTTTAGTTGGTATTTCAAAACTTCTTGATCCATCGATCAGAACAACATTTCTTGCATTCAATAAGCATATTCAAGTTGAGTTGAAAAGTAAATTACCAAAGCACGTGTTCTGTTACACTGCGCATGGACTTGGATATTCTGCCATTAAGAAGAAATACAAAGATGTTGTTGTTGACAATCTTAAAGTCGATAAATTGATCAATAAACATCTAAAGACTTGGAATCCTAAACAGATTGACAATATTGTTCTGTACATAAAGAATTTCAAGAAGATGATTAATCTGATTAGATTATCGTTGACTCTTAATAAGAAATATGTGCCTGATCTTTGCGAAAGATATGATGTTAAATTCGATAGTCAAGATATTGATAGGATGTTTTTGATTCTGGAAGAAATGCTCAATGATAAGAAGACAATTGATTTCACCGATATGGTATATCTTCCAGTTGTTGATCCTAAGATTTGGTTATTTCCTCAAGAATTTGTTTTAATAGATGAAGCCCAAGATTTGTCTAAAGCACAGCACGAGCTTGTAAAGAAGTGCGTGAAAAAAGATAAGGCAGGTAAGTTTATTGGAAGAATGGTTTTTGTGGGTGATGATATGCAAGCTATTTATGGATTTACTGGTTCAGATGCGTTCTCATTCATGAACCTATCTAAAATACCAAATACTATAATTCTCCCATTGACAACGACATTCAGATGTGCCAAAAATATCGTTCTTGAAGCTAATACCATAGTAAAAGATATTCGACCTATGGATAATGCCCCTGATGGTGTTGTACGTAAAGGATCAGTACTGGATGAAGCCGTTGCAGGTGATTTTGTATTATCCAGAAAGACATTTCCATTAGTAAAGATGTTCTTTGATCTTCTCGTTCAAAACAAAAAGTCGTATATTAAAGGAAGTGACATTGGTAAAACGCTAATTGACTTCACATACGGGAAGAATTCAATGTCACAATTAGACGCATCATTAACAAATAAGCTATCAGAGTGTCGTGCTAATTTGGCCAAACACGGTGTTATTAATTATCAAGATGATGTGGGATATACTACCTTAAATGATATGGTAAAAATTCTTCGTTTCTTAATGACTATGGTTGATGGAAATATAGAAGCATTAAAGGAACGTATAGAATATATATTCAGAGGTGGTGGCTCGGAAGAAGAATTGATAGATGAGGATGGCGTACCTATTATTAATAAAAGTGATGGTATACTTTTAAGTACTGTGCATAAAGCAAAAGGTCTTGAATCAGATAGAGTGTTCATTATTATGCCAAAAGATATGCCATTAAGAACATCACAGCCTTGGCAATATCAACAAGAAATGAATTTAAAATATATTGCTATAACACGAGCTAAAAGAGAACTAATCTATGATATGGATTGGGCTGTTGATGATGGAACCTTTGAATCCTTCACGAAGGATTAAGGGTGATTGATATTACCTTTGGTATCTTCAACCAGAGGTTTCTTATCCATAGTTTGTTTCAATATGATCTCAAGATATGTATTCAATTTGATTTGCATATCTCTTACATCACCGACATTACCTTTAGTTTGATCCAAATCAACTTGAATTTTTTCGATGGTTTTTTGTACTGCATCGTGTTTTTCGTTCATATCAGCAATAGCAAAATTGTAGAATGTATAGAATAAGCCACACATAGCGATAATTAGGCCCAAAGCATAACTAACTAATTCCTTGAGACCTATTTGTATAGTCGTTTTATCAGCATCAATTTTTGTCATGTTAATAATGTTGAATATTTTCCCACGTTAAGGAGAAATTTAAATTAGTGTCATTTGTTTTGTAGAAGAATATTGTCGTTGCTTCTTCATATGGTACTAATGACCAAAATCCGTTAGGATATGCCCCACTAATTGTAACACCATTAACAAAAGTTCTGATTCCAGACATATATATTCTCGATGGTTCGTTATTATACAGGGAATGATTTATTACGACAATATCATACTTAAATTCATATAAAGGGTCATCTATTATTTCTTTAGTGACATAAACGGAAAATTGAAGAAAAGATGGTGTTTGATTATTGCCATAAATAACTTCATTAAATTTTTGATAAATTTGACGTGTAGAATTTAAATTAGAACCAGCAGCATAAGTTTGTGCTTTACAAGCGAATGTAACGGATAATAAAAGAAAAACGAATAGTAATAATCTTTTCATGATTTAATTGTTTGCTTGTACTATAAATATGCATATAAAGAAAAAAGCAGCCAAACCCTTCCAAACATATAACTGTGTTTGACCTTTTTGCATTTTTACCACCTTACCCTTTTCATCATAATAAGACCCATTTAAGCGTCTATAGCTTTTATCTAATTCAGAATATTTTTGTCCCATTTCTATGATTCTAGACTTTAAAGACTCCACTTCATTCTCCATAGAGACTATTCTAGTATTAGCTTTTTTCAATTCATCAAAAGTTTTTTCTGAGGTTTTAGATTGTCTCTCAAGATCAGCTAAAGTAGTTTCATACTCAATCTTGACGGATTGGTATCTAATCAGTAAATTCTTATAATCCTCAATATCTTTTCGTAGAGCATCATGTTTTGCTTTTGTCAAAACGATTAGCTCTTCATCACTACTTGGGCTGTTTGGAATTGACTGGCTCAATATCACTCCACTTATATTTAAGAATAAGACGAGCAAGAGAATCTTTTTCATGTGTTAGTTTTTTTATTTCAACATCTCTTTCGGAGATAATTACACTATCCTTTAATTTCGCTTGAGCAATTAGAGCAATTGTATAGTTTAGTCCCTTTATACTATCGTTTTTATCAACAACGAGTCTGGTTAGAGCTTCATTAACAACTACATCTCTTTTCAATTGTTCATCATTAGAACGTATACTAATGGCTAAGTTGGTTGTATTATTAAAAAACACATAACCACTTAGTGCTCCAAAAATTACTATAAAACTAATGAAGGCAATAATTCCAACTCTGTTAACTTTATTTTTGTCCATTTTCTCTTATTTATCGATTTTTAGTTTAGTATATACGTCTTGAATTTCTTTTCTTAGGTCTTCTTCCGCTTTAATTCTTTCTTTTAAATCGGCAATTCTCTCACTAGAAACTTCGCTGATTTTTAGCCATAATTTAACAATAACGCCAGCTTGTACCACAACTATAAAATAGAGGATACCAACAACTGCGTTGTTTTGTCTTAAACTATCGATTGCGCCACCAGCATCGACAATAGTCTCTGTTTGGGCAAGTACAAATAGGTGAAGAAATGCCATTACGAATAAATATAGTTTCATGCGTCTTTTTGTAATAAATACTTTTTTTGATTTGAAAGACTTTTTAAAAATAAAAAAAGGGTAAGATTTCTCTTACCCTTTGTAATTTAATTACTCAATAGATTATTGAAGTAAACCGATACCGAATGTATCCAAACCATCACACAATACCTTACCGAAGTAACGGTTGATGATGAACTTCTTAGCGTATCTGGTCATGATACCTCTGATAGGCTTGAAGTCAAATGGATTGTACATTACAGGAGTCAATTGCATTGGCACGTAAGGTGCGTAGATGTAACCAGACTCAAGAATTGAACTTCCTTTGTGTCCAATCAAACATGTGTTTGCTGGCGCATAAGGATCACGATATACTTGGTATCTTCCTTGAAGTGTTCCCACTTTTTCGATACCCATGTTGTACTTGTCCTGTTCAGGAGCAGCACTTGATACGTGGAAGTACTCCAAGTTATCAAACACGGCACTGATTTCAGGAGATACTACAACCCAAGTTGCACCACCTCTAAGAGTTGACTTGTGAATTTGTGCAGAGATTTGGTTGATTTTGGTAATCAAGGTTTGGTTCCAATCTTTCTGAGTACCGTAGTACGTAGTTGATTGCTTTCTCAAACCGTTATAGTCCCAACGTGCAACCCAAGCAGCACCTCTTCTAAGGTCTCTAAGGATTTCTCTATCAACCTCAGCAGCCATTTGCTCAGACAATAAAGCTGTCAATTCGGCTTCTGCGTCAATATTGTGGAATGCACTTACGTCTTGCGCAAGTTCAGGAGTCCACTGTGCTCTCATTTTTCTTGTCTCAACAGAAACTGTTACTTCGTCAAGGCCGAAGGTTACTTCTGCCATTTCAGAATCTTCTTCAAGTGAAGAATAAGTTCTGTAAGAGAATTTAAAGGTAGTACCTGTAGTTACAGCAGTTAATGCTTGGTAACCGTTAGTTCCACCGTAGGTTAAGTCGATGATAAGAGTTAAAATACCTGCAGTAGAAACAATTGCTTGTCCGTACTTCTGTACTTTAACGTTATAAGGAATTGAACCACCTGCAGCGATGTTCTGATCAGTGTAAGGAGATACTGCGTTGAAGTTTCTATTGCTAGTGATAGCCAAAGAAGCTAAAAAGCTTTCTGTATCCATAGGTACACCTACTGGGCCTACAATCTTACCTTGTGAGGTAGTTGTGAAACCACCAACAGTTGCAGTTACGAATTTGTCACCTTGTATATAAGAAGGAGTTTGAGTACAAGTACCTGTTACGGTAGTGAACTTACCCTTGCTAATATCAAACAATGATGTACCTTCGTCAGATGCACTTGAAGCGTAGAACGCATCATACAATGAACGTGTTTCGTACTGAGTACCACCAGTTCCTCCACCAAAGCTGTTAGCGTTAGCTGCGTTTGAATACGCACCATCTGGTGATGTGTGACGGTTGTTCGGAGCAGCACTTCTTACAGAAACTTTAGGGTTCATGTAATACAATTTACCAATAGGTAAATTCAATGCCTGTACAGATACGATGTCGTTAGCTAAAAGTTTTGCGAATACTCTTCTGATTACAGGGAATGCTACGGTTTCGAATTGACCGCTTGATGCTGAGTCTGTAGACTCGTTGATCATATAAGACAATTGATTTTCGAACAACTGCGCACAGTTTTCTCTAATGTTGCCTTCAAGACCTTTCAACAAACCGATTTTATCCCATCTGTTTGTGATAAGTTCTCTTTGTTCTCTAAGTTGTTTCAACCCAATGTTTCCAACTTCTTTACTTTCTGTTAAAAAACCCATGATGATTTATTAATTTTAATTTTTTATTTTATTTCTTATTGTGTATAAATACGTTATAATTTTAGAACGGCTAATTTATTACACGATTTGTTTCTTTGGCGTTAAGCCAGAGTATCTCAAAATCTTATTGATGTGTTCATTTTCTACGCTACCAACTGATTCCTCAAGTTTGTTTGCAGATGAATTCTCAACAATTACTGAACTTACCTTCTCTTCGAGTGATTCTTTGGTTGATTTCTTAGATTCAGACAAATCCTTCAACAATTTCTTGTAGGTTTCTTCTGATTCGTGGATGTTACCAACTTTCTTGAATTTTTCGATAATTTCTTCTTTATCCTTTACTGAAAGTGCAAGACCTTCGTTGATCAAAAGATTGTTCACATACGAAATATTCGTATTTAAAACAGCCATTTCTTTCAACTGAACTCTGTACTTATCAAGGGCGTTTTTGTAGTCACCATTCAATTTCTTGATAGCGTCAACATCTTTTACTTTCCCTTGTGATTCTGTCAATGCAGTCTTAGTTTTATTCAACTGCTTTGTCAAACTTAAGTTTTCTTTAAGAACACCTGTCAATTTCTTAGCTTCGTTTTGCAACGCAACTCTGATTCTATTGGCAGCGTATCCCTTGCCGTTCTCAATTCGTGGTTGCATTTCTGCTCCCACCAACTTATTAGCAGACAACGCTACTCCGTGTACCTCATCAACTGCAGGTGCAGCTTCTGGTGCAGCGACTTCTGCAACTTGGGTCTCATCCACTTTGTTAGCAGGTTTTCCAGCGTCTCCGCTTTTAACCTTCTTGTACATAGAGTATAATTCTCCAATTTTTGCTTCGTCCATCTGTGCCTTGTATGATTCACCATACATCTCTGACATTTTTGAATGAAATTCATTCATCATTGCTTGGTTTGTGCTCATTTCTTCCATTTCTTTTAAAAATTTACCCATTCCTTCGTACATCTCTTTCATTTTGGCCATAGGGTCATTAGGATTCGACATTGCAGGTGATGGTACGGTTGCTTGCGCTTGTGGCGCAGCTTGAGGTGCTTGTTGTTGTAGTTGCATTTGTTCGGCATTATTAACTTCTTGCATCATTTCATCGATCTCGCTCTCAATTGAGGTCAAGTCGAAATTATTACTCCCATCTGATGGCATTTGTTGTTGTTGATCATCTGATCTCACTACTTGGAAATCATCATCTGCATTAGCATTATCAAACGCTGCTTCCACTTCTGATAAAGAAGCTTCTTTCATGTTGATTGCTGCAGGTGATACCATTCCCTCTTTTACGACTTCGCCTATTGGTTTTTGAATCATTGTTGATTCCTGTACTTTTTTATCTACATTAGTAGACTCTTGAGTTTTCGCCTTATTAAAAGGCTCATTTTTATTTTCAGATTCCTTTAAAAACTTTGTTATCAAACTGTCTAATTCTTTGCTGTTATTTTCAGCTAGTTTATTTTTGGCAGCTTTAATTACTTCTTCGTACTCTAAAAGGGCTTCTTTTAGAACTGATTCGCTACTGTTATTTTTTTCCTTTTCTTTCATATTGAAAAAATATATTGAAATAATTTCTTATAAATACACATGAAAATCAAAAAAGTATAATTTTTTACTGTTTGGATTAAATAATATCCTTACAATAAGAATTTCTCAATACTAGTTATGATCTTTCTGTTCTTTTCGTTTTCGATAATGACACCTTTTTTACTTGTTTTTCCTTCATCAAAGTTCTTTGATTCTTCTGGAAATAGATATGCTCCGGGGGTACTTGGGGATGCTACTAAGTCAAAACATATTAATTCAAAGTCATTTTGAACCATATTTTCACCACGTACTTCCTTTAAACTACCTACACCTCTACTTGAAATTCCTAGTTTTATACCTCTCTTAAGATATTCAACTATCTTATCGCCAATCATACAAACAAACCCATCTCTCATATAAGCTGGTGATGTTATAATCTCCAACGTTCCATAAAGGATATTTTTGTCGGGGCCACTACCCCACCACATTTTAGTAATTCTATGTGACACATTTAAAAGAGATACTACAGATGACTCTGGATGATCTGCCTCACTAATTGCAGAGTTAAGCTCAACTTGTTCCATGTATCTCTGAACTTCGGGAACCAATACATCTTCGGGGTATATTCTACCGTTCTTATTCTTTACGCCCCACTTTTGTAAAATGCAATTTATGAGTATTGGTTGATTCGGTTTAATAGTAAAATTCTCATTGAGTATTCTATCGAATAGTTCTTTGTTCATTTTTTTATCAACGTAACCAGCATCACTCTCGATTAACAATCCAAACCCACTTTCATTTGGGCCTAAAATTTTACTTTCTCTTAAACTATGGTTGTTTTTTGATGTCATTGTTCTTTAAAACTTTGTAATAAATACTAGTCCGATACGAATAAATTGTTGAAAAACTTAGTTTTAGTATTTATTATAAAATTACCAATGAATCCAATTATCGATCCCAATGATCTTATTATTGACCCATCTCTTCTAGGTAAAGGATTTCATGGTATGCCTGATCTTTCCAAAATGCATCTCTTTGTTGAGTTAACTGCAAAAAGAAGAGAAGGTAGTGTCTTAGTTAGTAGCGGTATAGGAACTGCCAATGAGAACACCACACTGAATTCAATTGATAATGATATTAGTATTAATATGATGGGATTCGACCAAGTAACGGGTTCATATACAACGAAATGGTCAAGAAATTATTCGGACAATAAAACTAACTATGAAGGATTCGGAATAACTGATGTTTCAATAAATGTTAATAGTAGTTATGTTCCTACTGTAGATATTGATTTCGTTGACATTAGAGGTGCATCTTTATTTACATTCGGTGCTAAATCCCCATATTCGGTTTTATTTAGTTTTCCACCACCAGTATTCACTTTAACTGTAAAAGGTTATTACGGTTTAGCTCTTACATATAATCTACATATGGTAAGACAAAATAGTAAGTTTGACGCAACAACAGGTAACTATACAATACACGCAAATTTTGTTGCACAAAAGTTTGCACCACTAACTGACGTGTTATTTAAATATGTTGATGTTGTTCCACTGATGAATGAACAATCTACTGATAGCGGTGTTAGTTTTGATCCTTCACAACCACCTAGAAATACTAGAGAACTTATTGTTAGAGCACAGAAGTTATATGATGATCTGGAGAAGTTTAAAACGGAGTCTACATTAGCCAAGGAAGCAGATCAATTTAGAACAGATTTTTATAGTGCTAAATCACTATTGAATACAATCAATGGTGCACATAATTCTATGGATACACAATTTCAGAACATAACTGATTTGTATATACAAAATAATGACGTAAAAAATGCTCCTGTATTTGACAAAACTACGTTAGATAAATATGATTTGATCATAAGAGAGAATTCCCCAACGTCAATAACCACTCCAACGACTAAATTACTGCTTGCAACATCATTTACTAATCCAAATAATGATAAGAGTGGTGATGCTATTTTAACAAGAATAAAAAGCGGGTTGACTTACACGAAGTCAATACTAATAACCCAAGCACGAAACGTTGAAGGCACTATATCAGATAAAGACATAAAAAAACCAATATATAATGGTTCTAATTATGTTACTATGGATATAACTGACTATTATGTAAAGATATACAAGACAATTCAAACGAAACAAAAGCAATTTGAAACAAAACAAGATGCTTATAAGAGTGAAGTTAATAAAATATCTGTAGCATCACTAGGCAGAGTTCCAACAATCAAAGCAATATTCGAGATACTTTGCAATGATGTGGATAAATTCTTTACTAAGTTAAAAGATGTGGGATCATTAGGCGAGAAACACCACTCAAAGTACTTTTCCAAAATAGTAGACAATAACCAATCTAATAAACAAAAAATTTCACCATTTCCATTAGTAATAAAGAAAGGGTCTGTGATAACCGATAAGAACTCAACAACGAACTCTGCTGCAATTACTAGAGATGAAAGAGCATATCCTGCAGAAATTTTTGTGGATATTGAACCGTTTCCCGAAGTTAGTTTTGTTGAGTCGTTTATAAAGACATATCTTGATATAGTAAAATCCGAAGAGATATTGAATCTAAAGAACAATATTGATGAAAACGGTAATAACAAATGGATGCCAATAAATCCTTTAGATTCTGCCATAAACGGTAGAATCAGTGCTATTAGTCCATATTATAGTAAATTCAATCCCATACCAGATTTAATATCAGAGATTCTTAATAGATTCTACATTGTTAGTCAATTCAGTTATGATAAATTCTTTTATCATGATGATTCAAATGCTATATTGAAATTTTTTGGTGTTGAAAGTAAACAAATTGATCTTTTGAATTTTATTGCAAAAGGTGAAGCTGCAAACATAGTTAATTCAATAACAGATTCTAATTTATTAAACGCATTATCTGTACAAGCAAATACTTGGAAGCAAGGGTTGGCACTTAATAGTGGTAATTTTTACGATACACTAAAAAACAATGTAAGTGTAAAAGGGCCAACAGGTGTTGGTGTTAATATCTATAATAGTTTTGAATTACCGGGACAACCAACAGCAGATTTCATATATGACGACATAAATCATTCAGCACCATTCTTGATGTTAAATAATCAAATAGTAACTAAAGACAGAAGAAATCCATCATATAAAGGATTTGAACTATTAACTAATGGTAGACCTGCATTCAGAACACCAACTAATGATGGTAGTGAAACTGGTGAAGAAAATGCAGTTGATAAATTTCTAAATAGATACTCTACAGATACTTTAAGAAATTTCTTATTTTCAGGTGATAAACCAGCCTTTGATACATTTACCAAACAAAACATAATGTATGTCAAAGATAAGCAATTTGAGGGCGATGAATTCGATAGTGATTTTATAAAGGATCGTTCATGGTTCACATCGGATATAGTGGCTTCATTATTTTCAACTGTACCAAATCAAAGTGATCAAACTGCACCTGTAATATTAGCGAGAATGTTGAGTAATGGTGAAGATTTAGCACTAACTATTTTAAATGATAATGACCCAAATATTACAAAAAATGTAAAGGCATATATTTTTGCAACTCTTTTTGGTAGAGCAATTCCCTATTTCGATCTAGATAGCAAAATCAATCAAAAATTTGCATTTCCAGCTATAGTTGAAATTCCTAATTTCGCCCATATCCATATGGGTGCGTTAGCTTATTTTTATACTACAGGAGCTACAATAAATGGTGATGCTGAAATTTTCTATTTTAATAATAAGTATGCTGGAAAATTAGAGATACCCACACAATATATATCAACTAATGGAGAAGATGCAACACAACAAATTCAATTAATATCAAGCATTGATTATACTGAATTAATAAAACATTTCACAGGATTTACACAAAATACGGGTCAAGATGGGTATCTAGTATTACAAAATAAATTCATCGAATTGATCAACGAAGTAAAGTTACTAGGGTTGACAAATACAGAAGATAAATTTGATGCATACTACAAGAGATTATCAGGAACAGATTTACAATCCACAGAAACTAATTTCTCACAAAATATAACTGGGAAACTAACACAACAGTTGTTTCTATTAAATTATACTCAAATCACTTTCTATCCAGATAATTCACCTGTAGATGAATTTATTCCGATGGCAACCATAAATAACAACACTAAGAATAAAGCAACACATGATACTTATTTTGGGGTGTTTTTTGCCGAAACCATCAGACTAATTGAAGAACGTAAGAAAGCATTAAGAAAAATAGAAGATAAATTCCAATCAAGTATTGAAGATAACGACATAAAAACACAGTGCTATTACTCGTTCAAATCTATTTCTGATAGATGGGTTTTAGGGTTTGGACAAGAGGGTATAATGGGTAAATTAACTCCATTGATTGATGATTTTGCATTCGTTGATAGAGCAGGTAATGATATTGGGGAAAAAGTGGTTATTGATTTCAGACCTATCATTGAAATGTCTAAGGATTTTGATGTTAGTATTTTTAGCGTCATGACCAGAATTTTAGCTTTAAATGGGTTTGAATTTTTTCCATTACAGAATTTTATAGATTACTCTGGTAAGAATAAAAATGCGAAATTTGAAGACACATTCAAGATTTCAAGCAGTCAAAAACTACAGGTTAAATCTTCACCTAAATTCGTCTGTATGTACATTGGTGGAACGTCATCCCAATTAGATGATGTTGGTGGTGATTTTGATGATGATGGTGTACAAAAGCTAGAGAATGTGGTTGATTTTAAAGATAGTCAAACACAAGCATTTGTAGTATCGTTTGCAAAACAAAATCAATCAATATTCACTAATGTTGAATTGAATACTAACGAGCATAAAGAGACTAATGAGAGTTTATCTATTTTATCAGAAATAGCACAAGATCAAAGTGCATCATCCCCAGTACCTAAAGGACAAAATTTGTTTTCAACATACGAACAGAGAAGTTACACGTGTAAGGTAGAGATGTTAGGATGTATGATGATTCAACCAACACAATATTTCATGCTTGAAAACGTACCTATGTTCAGAGGTGCATATTTGATTTTACATGTAATGCATAACATTACTGCAAACCACATGAAAACTTCATTTGAGGGTGTTAGAATAAGAAAAGTTCCACAACCATTCGTAAGAGATTTTGCTACTGCAACTGGTGTTAAGGGAGGCTCTGCTGATGCACATCTTACTGATCCTAATATAGTGGGAAATGCTTTCAATGGAAATGCAATAAATGGAGTGAATCCAATAACTAACGACCAAACATCACGTTTATTAAGTCCTAGATAATATGCCATACAGACCATTAACACAAAACGGTGAAAAATTCATTATTGACGCATGTAATAAAAATACTAATAGCGTTAGTGGTTCATTTCCATATGCTTTAGGTAGAAGCAATGTTGCTGCAAATACAATTCTAACGGCAGATTCGAAGTATCAAAGTTTATCAATCACAGACAATTTAACATTGGCCACAGCATTAATATTCTGGTTTAATCAGTATTGCGAATGGTATCTCTTGGATGCTAACATTATTGCAGCACAAACCTATATAGAAAGTAATTTCAAACTATGGGAATATTCAAATAGTGGAGATGCTACAAAAAGCAGTGCTATGGGAATAAATCAATTGTATGACAATGAAATTTGGGATTTATTCCTAGATGATAATGGTATGGAAGTAGATGTACCGAAAGATCAAGATTTGTTCCTTCAACAAAAGGCTATAATGTCTACCAATCTACTTGGTGATCTTACAGATATTAGAAACATTATACCATATCAAAATGACTCAACATCAGCAACAAATGCTGTTGCATTGGAAAATAGAAAACAACTATTTCAAAATATAATGAATAACACGGAATTAATGATTCAAATTCAGTGTAGATATATGAGTGAGATTGGTGAAAGAAATAACAACTTAGCATCATCGTCACTATTCGCCTATTCAACTAATGGATATTTAGAATCAAAGACATATAATGAAGTAATAAATAATGCTTCGAAAGGTAATCTACCAGTAAAGCCCGGAATTGATTATGTCGATAAAGTCTTTAAAGTATTGGGTGGAAAATATAAAGGAGATTTAATCGGTTTTGGAAAAGATTATGTTTATGATCCCACACCAAATGATCAAGCGAATAAGAATTTGTCTGGAACGGTCATTATAGGGCAAGGATCAAAAAATCCTCCTGTTGGTTTTCTTGGAACCTTTCCAGAAGATACTATTAAAACAATAGCAAATTCATTGAATAAGTTCGGCATAACTAATCAGTATCTTCAAGCAGGTATACTAGCTCTAATAACAACAGAATTATCACCAAAAGGTGGATTTGTTCCTCAATCGGAATTAAGCTATTCACAAACATCTAATGATCGATTGAGATTTATTTTTACAACCAGATTATCCGATTTAACTGAAAGTCAATTAGGATTATTAAAAACTGATGATGTTGCTTTCTTTGATAAAGTCTATGGTAATAGATATGGAAATACCAGTACTGGTGATGGATATAAATATCGTGGTAGAGGTTTTAATGGTATAACTTTTAAGAGCATATACAGTGATGTTGCAAAGGCAATTGGTGTTGATATTGTAGCTAATCCTGATTTACTTAATACCATTCCAGTTGCTGCAGATGCGGTTGCTTCGTATTTTCAACAATACTTAAAGAAAGCTGAGGAAATAGGTATTCCAGCAAAATTCTATGGATTAAATCACTTTTCGGAAGTAACTGATCTAGTACTTGGAAGTAGAATTGCACTTCAAGCAAATGCTGGTTGGAAAAAGAATTTGAACACAACAATTTATCCCGAAGTGTTTAGAAAACAACTTGCTGTGGTAGGAACCCTACACACAATTGTTATAGCGTAAGACTTGACTTTAATTCGTTGAGAGAAATAACATCACTAGAATAAGTTTCATTATTGAATGACATGGTATTAATCTTAGTGATTGACTCATTTATTTTATCATTCATTTGTGAAGACTCACCAATAAGACTAGTTAAAGATTCTAATGTTTGACTTTTCAAATTTTCAAACACTGTTTGCTTTAGGCTAGGGTTATTAGAAACAATACTTTTAAATATTGATCTGTCTGACTCGGTTAAGGAAGAATATCTATTGTTAAATTTTTCTATGGCTTTCTTAATTAAGAATTCTTGTGGAGCATGATTAAATTCAACACCAAGATTATTGGTCTCAACTAATTTAGGCTTGTTATTTTTTATGTGTTCGAGTACGAAAGAAAATGATTCGTGTAAAGTATCAACATCGGTAGATTTTTCATCTGCAAGTGATTCACTAAGCATCGTATCGATATGTGAATATAACTCTTTTTTACGATCTGAAACCTTAACTTCCAAACCTTCCATTAAACTCTGGAGTTTATCGTTCTCTTGTGCGAATTTCTTTCTAACACTGATTGCTGAAAGAGTAGCAATATTTTCATCGATATACTTGATGGCTAAATTCTCATTTGGAATGTATTTGCTTTCCAAGTTCTTATAAATTTCGAACTCGGTTCTAAGAACTTTAGATTCTTTAATCATGTTCATAAATTTACCGAACATCTCTTTTGCTAAGAGATTTTCTGATTCGTTCATGTAATTAGTGAACGTAGCTTTGATTACTCCAAAGTTATGCTTTGCCATAAGGTAAATTTTAGTAATAAATACTATTCATTTAATAAAAGTTATTCAATTTTATCAAGGGTTGTAGATATATCATCATCCAAACCTTTAAATATATCTTCATCTTCCTTCACTTCCTCATTCAATTTTCTAAGTTCTTCCTTATTTTCTTTATATTCAAAATTTTCGGGGTTTGAATGATCGGTATTGAATTCACCTTGATTATACAACAATTTGTCGATTTCGTTGATCATCATTTTAGCGTTTTTATTCAATTCATCATTTTTAACCTTAAAGGCTTCTTCGGTATTCTTTTGACTTTCAACATTTTGTCTAGTTACCAAATTGTTTAAAAGTGCATCAAAATTAGACTCACTTAAGGCTGGCTTACCTTTAATACCCTTAGATTCTTGTTTAGGGGCTGCTGGTGCGCCTCCTGCTGGAGCAGGTGCTCCTGCACCACCTGCGACTAATCCTTGCGGCTCAGGCAATTGTGAAGGGCTTTGAGGGGCATTTGTTGCTCCTGCTGCAGGTGGCTGATTCTGTTCTGGTTGACCCTCACCTTCGGCAGGTGGTGGCCCTTGTTGCATTGCTGCAGCATTAGGATTACCATATTTCTGATCAATGTCATCAAAAATACCAGTTTTAGGAATAACAACTGCAGTATCTTGCAATTCTTGGCTAATAGCTCTTTCCATTCTTTGGTTTTTGAAATCTTCAATGATTTCTTTATCTGACCAACCAAGAATATTTCTCTTTGCCCATGTGTGTGAAGATGCTGCGATTCCAGAACCTTCATTTCTAGTGATTTCAGTATACAATTGAATTTTAGCTGTAAGAGTTTCTGTCTTTAACTTATCTGCTTGACTAGATGGATTCGTTAATGATAAACTGAATTCATGAAGATCATCCTCATACCCTTTAAGATACAAATGAACGATAGCCATCTTGTTTAATTCTTGAAGTAATGCTTGTTGAAGTCTATTAATCTTTTTAGCAAAACGTACATCCATTTGTGCAAGGTTTTTACCTTCACCTGCTGATCCTGAAAAACCAAGAAATGGTTTAGGGATACCTAGACCACTAAATAAATTATCACGCAAATATGCAATGTCTGCAATAGCATCAAGGTTTGTAGCTCCCGGTAAGGTTTCAATAACAGTACTCTTACCATCACGTACTGGAACAAAAATATCTTCATCGTTTCCCAAGATATTAAACCTGTAATCGATCTGACCTGTGTTGTTATAAGTTTGTGTTTGCTTCTTAAATTTAGTAGCCACCTTATACACATACGCTTCAATATCTTTATCTTCTAAATTACCAACTTCGATTTTATAAACTCTCTTTTCTCCTGCTCTAAGTATACGATAAGTTAGCATAGCGTCTTCTGCCATAACTAATTGTCTGAATACTCTTCTTACTTTATTTAATACTGACGAACCGTATGGAAGATACTTATCATCTCCAAGCAATCTAAAATGTGCTATTTCGAATAGGTTGAATTCATCTCCGGTAGTTCTATTTCTAAAAATGGTTCTGGCCTTTCTATCTTTGACCTCATCTTTTCTTTCAACATCAAAATTTACTAGCTGTCTTACATAACGAATACCCTTTCCCTTTTCACCAAGCATATAGACGAAATTGTCTCCATACTTCGCAAGGTTTCTAGCCCAAAACGGTAAATTAACGTTTACATTAACAACACCATAGAAAAAATCTTCGAGAATAGTTTTAATTCTCTCTTTCTTAGAATAGATATTCAACATTTTTCCATTGTCACCAATGGTAGTTGATTCCTCCGAAAACAAATCCAATGCAGATGCAATCAATGGGTAATATTCCATACCCTCATAATCGACATATGCTGGCATACGTGCTGCTTCATATTGCATAGCCTTTTGAAAGCCATGCTGTTGAACTTTATAGAATTTATCGAAGATAGATTCTCTTTGCTGCATTTCCAATGCTGCTTTTTGAATATCTTCGGGATTTTCTGCTTTGAGAATGATTTTTCTCTTTTGCTCGTTATCTTTTTCAGCCTGAGCACCAAATCCAAATCCGTCCAAATTCAAGAATGAATTTAATTCGGAATAGATTGTTTTTTTGTTGTTGTTGTCAGCCATTTTTATAGTTTTTTATAGTTTTTTATATAAATACTTAGGAAAACCCCAAAAGCACGTTTATCTACGGTTTTTGTCAAGACCTTTAAAAAGCCAAGAATGATCCGCATAAGGGTTATTTTTGTGTGATCTAAAATCTTCGGGCATACCATGTTTTTCCTCATTAGGTTTAATGTGCGAATTATCGTTCACAACCATAATAGCGTTTAGCATACTTTTGATTTTTTCGGTATTATCACCTTTCTTCATCATATCACAATTAAGGACATAAAGACCTATAGCAAGGCCCATTATATCATCATCGTGAAAAGTTCTTCTGTGATCAGCTAATCTTGTAGGATTCTCACTAGTAATAAATGTCTTGAATTCATTAGTCATTCTAACTGAACGGATAATAACATCTTCCATACGTATGCTTCTTTCCATTTCTTGAAGAACAATAGGTCTATTATTTCCTATCATGAATCCCGGGATCAAATCGACCTTTACCATATGTCCACCACCAATATTTTTCTCAACAGTTTTCACATAGACATTCAATCTATCACGTGTTGGTTTGTGTTGAATTTCTGCATAGTGTAAATTGATATAACCAAAATTCTTCAAGCTCTCAATAGTTGAAACACCATATCCACCACTAACATCAATAACACAATAGGCATTATTATATCTGGTTCCATAATAATATGCAATTTCAGCAAGTTGTTGTGGTGTTACCTTTCCATAGTATTCAGCAACTTGCTCAGATACTCTACGTTTAATGTCTTTAGTTTTTTGAATACCATTCTCGATATATGTCTTTGGTTCTATCAAATCACGATACTTTAACATGTTCAATGTAGAATAGTCATTTCCATACCCACTAGCAACATCGAGAGCCATTACATACTGAGCACCCTCAATTGGGTCTTCAAAAATATACATCAACTTATCGTTGTACTCGGTTCTGATGGGTTGTCTTAATTCATTATCTTCAATTCTTTTAATGAACTCTTCATTAATAAAGTTATCTCCAGAACCCAAAAATGAACATAAAATTTCTTGAGAAAATCTTCTCATATCACCGTTATAACCAGCCTTTGCATTTTCGAACCAAGGACTAGTTGCTGAGTATCCATCTAGAATTAATTTTGCACGTTGATCCTTAGAAAAATTAACATCAGTAATTCTTATCTCACTATCTTTAAGCTCATTTTTAACCCATTGCAATCCAACATTGTATCTTGGATCGTTATACCACCATAATTCAATTGCTTTAAATGGTTTACCTTTTGTTCTTGCTGTTTCAAAAGTCTTATAAAATATTGGGTCTAATCCATTTGGAGTAGATACAAAGATTACTCTACCACCTGTGTTTCTTACAGCAGCACCAGCAGATTCCCAAAACTTTTCACCCTTTTCTGTCCACGCAGTTTCATCCCAAAAAATTAGTGTTGGGGTCGGGCCTCTAAGTTTGGTAGCAGCAAATGCTTTCATTTGACTACCATTTGCATATTTCATGTGATGTGCAGAATCCTTATTACCAACCTTTTGTCTTAGATAAGCAGGACAACCATCAATAAAGTCCTTGATGTCACTCATTAACTCATCACGTGCTGTTTCAAGTTTATCTGCAATAACTGCAACATATCTATTCTCATTAAACAATACGTACCACGAAATAAAAGCACAAGTTGTTGTTGACACACCAGCCTGTCTGTATTTGTTAGCTATATTCTCTTTGTTTTTTTGATAAGAAAGTACTAGTTCCTTTTGAAATTCGAATAGTTTGAATGGTACAATTTGACCACTTTCTCCTTTAGTTTGGTCAAAGACAGTGAGATAGGTCTCAATGAAATAGATGGGATTGATTGCACACTTAAGGTATTCATCTGTCTGCTCTGAAATTGTAAGAATGTTTGCTTGTTTGGCAATACCTTCTTTTGTGATGACAATTGGTTGATCAACATATTTTTTTCTGAGTTCTTTTACTTTCTTTTTAAGCTCAATTTTTTTGACTTCTTCTTCGGTAAGGGGTCGGTCATTATTATCTGGCTCAAAATCTAACTCATCTTCAATGTTTTTCTTAGACATCTATTATAGTTTTTTATAAATACTCATAAACGCAAAACCCGATACATATCTTGATGTTCGGGTTTCGAATCTCCTTCCTCCGAATGGTAGGATGAGCATCTATAAATACTCAAAAAATGCAAAACCCGTCACATGAACGGGTTTGTTTACTTTTCTCCACTTACAATTTTACTATGGAAGATAGCACGTTAAAAATCTATTCCATTATCTATCTCGTCATCACCCTCTTCTACATCTTCTTTATCCAGTACTGGAGTTGCAACAACAGGTTCCTTCACTTCACTTTCTTTAAGCATGATGTCTCTGGTAAGAAACAAATCCTTAACTTCCGATGCCTTCATGCCATAATGAAAAACAAGAAGTGGAGTTTCATCGTAAAGCACATCATTGTTATCACTCTCAACGTTCTCGTAGGCTAGACAATGGATGGTGTAATAACCATCAATATATGCCCTATCGTTTAATTCATGCAAACAAATTAAATCAAGTTTTTTTGTTTTAAGAGATAAGACCATATCAATTGATTCTTGTGGTGGAGCGTCAGCATTTCCATTAGCTGGAACATCATTCCATCCACACGCATCGGTATCAATTGAAGAAGGGTCTTTACAGAATATAAATTCGTAAAGACCCTGCCCCTTATTGTCATAACCGATCTTTAAAACATAACAAAGTTTTAGATCGTCTTTATCCATTATTTTTTGTACTTCGATAACAAATCACTGTTTTTCTTAATCTCTGCACTTACCATTTCATCAAGTTTCTTTGATAATTTTGATTTAGATGCTTCATTAAGTGAAGGCTTTTTTAAACCTAATTGTTCTTGAATTTTAACATTGATGATTGCTCTCAATTTAGCTTTAGCACTTTCAGAAACGTCTTCTTTTTCAGCTTTTTCTTCTTTCTTTTCTTCTGCTTTAGATTCCTTTTCTGCTTTATTCAATGATTGAGAATCTTTAGCAAAACCGAATTTTTCTTTCTTTTCACCCTTTTCTTCTTTTTCACCTTTATCTTCTGCCTTTTCTTCTTTCTTCACATTTTCTTTTGTATCGTCATCATCCTTCTTCTCAAAATTCCATGTTTCGTCAACGTACTCCATTACTGGTTCCAATGACTTATATTTCTTAGGTTTTACTGAGAATGTCTCAACACTTTCAGCAAATCTTTGGAAACCACTTTCAACAACACCTTCTTTAACTTCTGGACTCATGTATTCTGCAATTGTTTGCATATCAGCACCAGCATAGTTACCATCACATTCGTTAGCATATCCGTTAACAAGTGATACCATTTCCATGATAGAAACTTCATTCACGTTTTCAGGATTGTAACCTCTTTCAGCCATATAAGACTTGAAAGGACTTGCTTGTTTAGTTGCATTGCCCATTGCAGCAGCATTAGGAGCACCAGCACCAAGTGCTAATTTATCTCCTTTTGATGGAACTGCACCAGTAGAACCTGCACCTGCTGCAGTAGCTACACCATTTCCACCTTCATCTTCCAAGCCCATAGCTGCAAGATGTTGGTTAATTGCTTCTTCAATTTCGTGATCTTCTGGAATAGCCATTGCCATTTCATCAACTTCACTATCAGCACTAGCACTACTTGCACCAGCATCTGGATTATCTTCCACACCAACTGGATTTGCAGAAACTGGAGAACCATTTGATTCTTCACCTTCTTCACCAGCTTTTAAAATTTTATTTGAAAGTTCTCTCTTAAGATCGGAATCTAGATTAGCAAGTTTGCCATCGAAAGCTGCAAGAATTGATTTCAAGAAACCACCAACCATTTCGTCAGTCAATTCGGTTGCTCTGATTTTTTGACCAGTCTTACCTACTAATTTCTCTACATCCTTAACTGCTGCGTCATCGCTACCTGCATCACCAGCACCTGCTGTTGCACCCGCATCAGCAACACCTGCTGAACCAGCTTCTGGTGATGGCATTTCTGAACCCGCTTCTGCACCAGAGGCATCACCTGCTGGAGCTTCTGCTGATGGTACTTCTGCTGAACCAGCGTCACCAGCATCGGCTTTAATATCCAATGCATCTAATGCTGATGCTGCTGCATCTAAGTCTGCTGTTTCTTCACTACCCTGTACTGGAGCACCTGCAGGAGCTTCTACAGATTGTCCTGCTCCCGGTTCTTCTGGAGATTTTTCTTCTTCACTACCAAAAGTTTCAGCAACAATTGCCTTTTCTTTAGTAGCTAAATCTTTGAAATGTTTCTCATCACCTAAATCAGCTTTAAGTTTTGTACCTGTATCAGCCTTTTTATTAGTATCTGCAACTTTTTGTGCTTTAGAAGCACCAGTATCATTACCGTTAATTTTTTCTTTTGCAATTTCAGATTGGCTAGGTGTTGTAGCTTTTGGAGCTTGACCTTTCTTTTCTGTGTCTGCAGTTTCTTGTGCTGTTCCAATATCTTTTCTATCAGCACCAGTAACTGTTGATGGTTCGTGGAAAGTTTTATTCTTAGCACTTGCATCATCTGATTTATTGCTATCGGCAACACCTTGTGCTTTAGAAGCACCAGTATCATTACCATTAATTTTTTCTTTTGCAATTTCTGCTTTTGGAGCATTCTCAGCTTTTGGAGCAGCACCAGTAGCCTTTTTGTCAGCTACTACTTGTGCATTAGCAATTCCACCCTTATCTGCGTTTGTCTTTGAAAGCAATTGTTCTTCTTCGTTGATTGTTTTTGCTGGATTGAATTTTCTATCCAAGCTTTCGTTTAATGCGCTAACATAAAAATCTTTGATTTTTGATGCTTCTGCTAAACTATTATACTTGTACTTAAGTTTGTTTTCCAAACCACCAATATATGTGAAGTGTTCAACAGCAATTTCACCTTTAGTGTTTGAAGACTTGATGTAATAGCTTTGGTCTTCTTTTACGATACCTAGTGCTGAACCATCGTTAGCTCTTGAATATTCGATCAAGGTCTGCTTGTCCAATGATGTTGACTTAGATGGGGCATCAACGCTGCTCAATTCTCTGAGTCTTTTATAGAAATTCTCTTGGTTTGAAAATGATTTCATTTGTATATTAGTTTTTAAATTTATTACACTAAGCTTATTAAACTTTTTTATAAATACTATCTCCTAGTTGAAAAATACAATTTTTGTAAAAAATTATAACAATTAGAGGGTTTTTGTTGTTTCGGGTATACCTGCATCTTTCAACTGGTCTAAAGTGACCTGTTTTGTGGACAGTATTGACTCAACTAATGACTTGCTCATAGGCTCTTTTGTGGCGTACTTTTTAAGTATTGCGACCACCGTATCGTTAACGGCTGATGCCTCATTCAATGTAGTCATGGCTGTGGTAATTTCCTCCATTATTCTTTTGAAAGTAACCTTTTCTTGTTTCTTTTTCTCAATAAGTGCCTTAAATTGAGATTCGGTTATGTAGTAAATTTTAGGATTTGCCATTTTTATATTTCCATTTTTTGTTCTTTAACTGATAATTTTCTGTCAAAGCTATCATTTTTCAATTTTGATAGCTTATCTAAATAGCCTGAATTTCTCAATATTTTAAATGTTAAATTTTCAGGTGAATACTCCCCTTCCTTATATAATCCAGATTGTCTCATTTTCTTTATTCTATCTTTAACGACTTTAGCTTTTCCAGTAACGTCTTCTCCTTTATTGAAGTCATCAACTAAAATATCAATTTTATTTACAATATCGGAGACCTTCATTTGAACATCTGGTTCATCAATACTTATAAATTTCTTCATAGGCTTTCTAATCCAATCATTCTTCATCACCGAATATACACCAGATGACACGTTCTTTTCATTAGTATTCTGTACATAACATTCAACGGTGTGGTCATCAATTTTTACTTCATGCTCTAATGACCACAATTCTTTTTTTGCTTTAAAGAACTCACCAATTATTTCAGGATCAGCATCAATTTCATTAAAATCAAATAGAATATGAAGATCAACATCGGAATGTGGAGTGTAGTTGTAATTAGCACTACTACCAACCATTAGAATATCAGAAAACTTCTTATCTTCTATTTTACAGTATTTGATGAATTCAACAGCAATCTTTAACAATGCTTGTCTTACAACATCTTTCAATTTACCATCCTTATCCCATAATTCAGGATTAAGGTCATCATTCATCTTCACAGAGGACATATCAATGTCTTCTGGCTTGATAACTTCCGAAATCAAATCCTTAACTGTCTTATCAGTCCAAAATTTACTTGTCCAATATCTTGGCTTTGCATTTCGTCTGATCATCGGAATGGCTTTATCCTCTCCTTGTTTTGTTTCTATTGACATTTAGTGATTGAAATATAGTTTTTTATAAATACAGAAAAAAGCAATAAATACTGAACCAAATTAGTATTTATCTAAAAAAGAGAAAATGAAGGACTTATCTTGCCTCGATACTATTATTACCGACAACCTTGCAGTTCATATTGATTTATCTAATCAAAACTCATGGAATTTAAATACAGGTTTTACATCAGTTAGTTTAACTAAGTGGCGTAATGCTGTGTCTGACAACATTTTTCTCTATGATTTTGGTTTGACTGCTTTCGATAATGGACGTGTAAATAAAATGTACAACACATTAACGATAGTACCTACCGATAAGAAATTAACATTATACAGCGTTGGAAATAATACAGCGACTGGTGGTACTTTTCATACATTATATCCAATAACAGGTATGACATCAACTCCAGTTGGTAATTATTTCAATGTCGATGGTGGTTATTTACAGGGGTTTTTTAAGCTAAAGAACTATAATTATGAATTATTACCGCCTAGATACGGTAGTGGAATTA